GTACTCGCAGCAGTAATGGTAAAACGAGCATCACAATCAAGGATGTCTTTTTGGTAACTCGTGACATATGGTCTTTGATAGGTTATTTGCATAAACTTTGGTACACACTTAATCGTGTTAGGTTGTGAAGGTCAAGGTTGTGGTATGTCTCACAATAGATGCGATTTGATTCGCCCATTGATTGTCTCACCGAATGACCAGCATCAATCAGTTTCTCAATGGATGCCTTCCAGTTGTTTTGGGTGGCGAAGATCACACCATCGTTTCCTGTATGGTATAAGTACGGGTAAACTGCTGAACAGATGATGGGGATAGAATAGGCAGCGGCTTCCACAATCTTCAACTCCGATTTGCAGTTGTTAAAGTGGTTGTCCTGAAGCGGTGCAAGTACGAAATCAAAGTGCTTGTAAACCTCACCGTATTCAAATACTGAAGTACCTTGCACGATGTTGGCTTTTGGAATCAGTTTGACAATGTTGTTCCAATGATCACTTGGTGTATATCCGCAAATGTAGAAATCCACATCCATTGAATTGATGTCATCAGCAATGAGCTTTAAATCCTCCTCGTGTGTGATTCCACCAACCCAACCTATTTTCACTCTTTCATTCTTCTCCTTTGGTTGCTTCCATTGGTTGTGAGATGTATCCAAACAGTTTGGCACAATGTAAACATTCTCGTTGATTGTCCTTACCTCATTGGCGAGTTTTTGAGTGGTGCAGAATACGGCATCCGCATAATTGATGGCATCCTTGATGGAGTTCTTGATTCCTTTGCGATATGCCCAATATGCAGGGTTGTATTTCGGCAAAACCCAATAGTCATCCACATCAATCACATAAGGCTTCCCGGCATCGGTGATTCGTTTCAAGACATCGTATTGGTTCTTTCCAAGCCATCGTGAGAAAACAATTACATCATAGGGTGCAAGGTCAACCTTCATCCATTCGGCTTGTGATTGGCAGACATCAACCACCGCTTCTCCGTTTATTTGCATTCTCAAATGTGGTGCGTAGATGCGATGGTAAACCACACCATTGATTCCGTCTGTTAGTATTAAGAGTTTCATAGGGTATTAAGTAAGTAATTAAAGCCTTGATTCGTGAGATAGTCAAAGCCATTGTTGACAGGGATAACATTTGGGGAGTGAACACATACTTCAAGCAATCGTTTTACCTTCATCTGCTCTGCGATTGCGTAGGTGCTTGACTGATTCCCAATGAACGCCTTGCAACTGCCGACAATGGTTGCCAACATCAAAGCATCCTGACATTTTAATAGTTCACAATCCAATTGCCATCTCTCGGTGAATGCGATGTACTCCGATTCGTATCCAAAGAAAACGCACTTGTGTTCCTTGAGTGGGAAATAATTGATGTCGTGATTGCGATAACGAGCAGAGAAGTTCAAAAGAATCTTATCCGCAAAGTATGGAATCGGTTCACTTGCTTCAATGCAAGGTTCGTGAAGGTCGGTGATCAATTCGGGATAGACAAGAAAGTGATTCCGTCTCAAATCACCAGCACCGAGATTTAATCCGTGATGCCTGAACTTGTCAAAGTCATACCCCATATCGATGTGCGTGTGCATCTCGACCTTTCTTATGTACGATTGATGCTCAAGTAATGGTTTGATATATTCGTATGAGTTTAAGTTCATACAGTACCCTCCGCTTGGATGACCGGAAACAGTATTCTGCTCACGGAATCCGATGTGGAAATCTACCGCACCGTGCAACTCTGCAACTCGCTTGGTTGCGGTGAGTGAATAGATTAAATCACCAAGATGTCCCGATTGGATAACTCTCATAATTCTTGCAGTTGTTTTTTTACACCAACGAAGAAAATTATCTCATTTCTATTTTGCCACGAGTTATACGACAAGGCTTCCAGTATTTCATCAATGCAAATCAACGCACAATCTCTTGTGGTCAATCCGTTGCCAAAACTCTCCTTGAGTTGGAATGCTTTCTCTTCAGGTGTCATTCGTTCGGAGTTACTGGGATAGGCATCCAATATGCCACATCTATAATTGCATTGCTGTACTCATCAACCCAAAGGTCATCAAAGTACCTTGCCAAAGTTATTCTCGCATCCGTAGTATAAACGACTTGGATGTCTTCGTCTTGTGGTGGTAGTTTGTCATCACCTCTCCAACTTGCTCTCATCTAAATTCAAAGTTATTGTGAAATTTTTACTTTCTATCGTTTGGTCAATCGTTTCTTTTGGTTTGCCTTGTGATCGTGTGAGCAACATCTCCAAGTTGAACAGAGAGTTTTTGTCGTGACCTTTCAGCAACGCACCGGCAATCGTTCTTTCCATTATCGTGTATTCATCCCCTCGGTCTATCTTCTCCAGTTCTTTCCGTGATAGCGAAAGCATTGACAACATCGTTTCTTCCACTTGGGATTTGGTGTACCCAATCTCCTTCATTTGTGTGATGAGTTTCTGCGGTCTACCTTGCAGATTTATTCTTTCATCCCCACCTTTTTTGAATGGTTTCAAGTTCTGTTCATTTGCCATTGCTCTCGTTGTTATTTCGTTGTTATTTTGCCATTGACAATCTTTGTTCGTGAATTGATTTCAACCACTCCTTGTATTGTTTCTTATCTCCAAACTTGATGTGATCCTCACGACATAATGCCATCAGGTTTTCAATCGCATCGGCTTCCTTACTCCCTCCGATTCCTCTCGCTTCAATGTGATGGATGTCCACGGCAGTTTTGCCACACACCTCACAAGGGATGAAGTCACTTATGTCATATCCGAAATGGTTGAGATAATGCATTGTGTGTTTCTTCATATCTCCAAATTGTACTCATTCAGCAGTTGGTGAAGTTTGTCTCTTGTCTCTTGCAATGCTTTGTAAGTATCCTCGCTTTGGTTATCCGGTGCATACTTAATCAATCCTCTCAAGTGCTGGTCTAAATAGTAAGCAACCAACGAGAATTTGTATCCGTTGACTGCCATATCAAACTCTGCTCTTTCTTCGACCAAATCGAATTCAAGGATTGCTTTCATTCTTTCTTCTCCTCTTTGGTTTATGCTCATCATCGGCAAGTTGTGCTTTGGTGATGGCTTCTTGTTGTTGGTTTGCCCATATCAAAAGTGAGTGCAATGCTTCGGTCACACAAGTACTGCAATTAGGCAAGTTCCTTCCGAAGATTTCACGGTGAACATTGTTAAGGATTGCGCCTTGTTCCGGTGATGGTGCAAATACTTGTGTTTTCTTCCAATTGTCGTACAACGGTTGGAGTGATAGTATAAATTCAATGTTGCTCATAGTTTTTCTATTTCTTTTTTTACTTCTACCAAAAACTCGTATATCTCCCCATCAGGAATAAACCAAGAAACTTTTAACATTTCACTAACTGCAATCAATGCACATTGAATGCCTTCGTTTCGTTGTTGCAATCCAATGACAGTGAATTTATCAACCAGTTCTTTCGCTTTGTCTTGTGGTGTCATAGTTTAGTTTCTAATAGTGCGACAATCACAGTTGCGATAGATGCATAAAGTATCCCCACCCAACCATAGGTGTATAGGAAAAAGGACAATCCCAACCACCACGACAAGCAGAAAGCACAGTCAAGGGGTTTCATTCGCTTCCATTTTGAATAGTCACTACCGTAGAGATAGCGTTTTAATAGATCGGCTGGTTTGCCAAAGTTTACAATGATGATTGCCAAACAAGCAATTCCAATTATTTCTGTGTGCATCGGTCTTTCATTAGTTTAATTACTCTCAACACTTCACGAACAGAGATATCTGTCTTTCTATGGATTGCCCTTGCAGACATTCCTGAACACCATAGTTTGAATAACTCCCTTTCATAAAAATATGCTGATTCTGTGACTTGGTTTATTTTGTTGATTCTTTCAAGTTCGATTCCTTCGGCTTGTTCACGCTCATCCAGTAAGTCAATCTCTTCAGCGAAGTCAAGCTCGTACACATCGTGTTGATCATATATTCTTGATTCGCCAAAGGGATGCCGGTTGCCGTTGATACAAAGGTATAAAAGACGGATTGAC